AGGTCGTAGCCCTTCGCGCGCAGTTCCGCGTAGACATCCGCCTTCCGGCCCTGCAGGCCGATCATCTCGGCGTCGATGGCCTTCACCCGGCCGAAGGCGGCGCGGAGGTCTTCGGAGGACGGCGAGGCGACATCCCGGTCAGCACTGTTATGGCCCACCGCCGCGCGCTCGGCGGCGCGGGTCTGCTTCTGGCCGGCCATCACGCATGCCTCCGCGCCAGGTCCCGAACAGGCGCGGTCATATCACGTCTCCCAGGCTGCTCTGGTGCGGCCCGCCGACCAGGTCGGCGCCGTCGCCGAAGGCGGACATTTTGAGGCTGCCGCGGTGGCTGTCGGCCAGGCGGATCACCTGGCGCGGCGTCAGCCTCAGCGCCGCTGTTATGCCCGGCCGTTGGCGCGCCGGACGCGGCCTGGGTCAGCTCCTTTGCCATCTCAGCAGCCCTCCATCGCGTCGGTCCTGGCCTGGATCTCGTCGATCACCTGGCGCTGCTTCGCTGTGAAGACGGTTGCCTCGCGGAACCGGCCCAACCGGTCCGCGTTGCGCATTGCGAAATCGACCTGGAATTCCGAGTAATCGGCAGGGTTCTCGATGACGCAGGAAAGCGTCTTGTCGATCTCTTCGAATTCGTCCCTCGTCATTGGATTGGCCTTTCCGATCAGGTGGCACATCAGGTCGACCGTTTCGTCTTCCGTCGCGCCGATGAACTTCGGGCTGGGCCGCAACCGGCCGGTGACCAGCCAGTGCAGATCCACGCCGGTGCCGGCGATCAGGGCGAGCGCCTTGATCGGAATGCCGCGGCGGCCGTGCAGGTAGCCGTCGAGCGACGACCACGGGATCCCCGTGCGCTTGGCAAAGGCATGGCGGCTTCGGTCATGCCGGCCGATATGCCAGAGCAGCCGCGCACCGACCGCGGCCAGGTCGATATCGGTTGTCTGGCCCATCTCAGGCCGCCGCCAGATCGATGGTGATCGCCTGCCAGGGCGCCTCGGGCGTCGCCCGCATGTAGAACCGGCAATAGCTCTTGCTGCCGATCACCCGGATGCTGTCGCGGATCGCTTCCTGGCCCCGCTGCCAGCGCGCATCGTCGAAAGTCATGCGAAGGAGGCGGAACACCGCGTCGCGACTGACCTGGCCTTCCTTGTCCGCTTCGAAGGCACTGTCGACCAGCGCCCGCAGCTCTTCCCGCGCACCCTCCGACCAGTCCGCGATGCAGTCGTCGAACAGGTCGCGCGCAACCTGCAGCTCCGGCCCGAAGGCCAGCCGGTCGGCGACCGCCAGCTGCACCTTCATCAAGCCGCAAAAGCTGGTGAAGGTGACGTTGCCGCGGCCGCGGGCGCCGCGCTTGGTGACGCCATATTTCTCGGCAGCCAGGCTCATATAGCTGTTGCAGTCGTCGTAGACATGGCCGCGGAAGCGGGAGATCTGCGCCGACAGCTCCAGCGCATGGGCGATCACCTTGCGCACCATGTCGTCTTCCAGCAGCTCGACGTCGCGGATCGACTTCTCCGGCACCAGGCGGCCCTTGCTGTCGGCCTTGTAACCTGCGGGCACGTCGACCGCCGGTGCCGGCAGGGCGATTGCGGTGGCGGTGGTGACTTCGGTCATGCTTGGCTCCCTTCGGGATCGAGGCGGTCGGCCTCGGCGGTCAGCTCGGCCGCGAATTCTCGGGCGCGGGCCGGCGTGATGACCCAGGTGCAGTCGGCGCCGCCATCCTTGGCGGTGTCGACATAGGCGCCGTCGATCCCGACCAGGCCGTCCATTCCTTGGCCGGCCAGGTCGGCGATCCACACGCGATCGGTCTCGATATCGTCGGGCATCAGGCGTCCCACCGGACTGTCAGGATGATCAGCAAGGGCAGGAACAGCAGCGCGGCGAGCAGCCAATTGCCCACCTGGCGGGTCGCACGGCAGCGCCGCCGCCGACGCTCCCGCCGTGTCCTGGCGCCGCGGCGGCTCATGTCGTCGCCTCGGCTGCGATCATGCCGCGGTCGCGCAGGCCGCACTGGATCGCCTCCAGGGCGGCGCCTGGCACCCAGAAATCGACCAGCGGATCGTCGGCCAGCCGCTCCAGAAGCGGATGGCTGCCCAGGATCGCGATCTGCCGGCGGGCGCCCAGTGCGGCGCCGATCTGGGCGACGATTACGTCCGCACGGTCCTCGGCGCAGACCCGCGCCACCAGCATGTCCGCACGGGCGGCCTCGTCGATCGAGGCCCGCCACTCGCGGTTCCAGTTGCTGTCGGGGCCGGGCAGCTCGTGCACCCAGGTGCTGACCATCCGCACCGGCCAGCGCTTGTGGCGCAACGCACCGACCAGCTGCTGCCACGCCGGCCGCAGGGATGCCTTGCTGGCGATCGCCACGTTCAGGATCAGCGGGGCGAAGGCGGGCTGTATGGCGGCGGCGCTCATGTCTGCACCCCTGTCCCGGACATCGATCCGGGATCGGCGGCCGGAAACGGCCGCCCCAGCACCGCCAGCGCCAGCATGCGCAGCTGCTGCTGCACCGGCCGCCGCACCGGCACGCCGTCCAGCACCGCCTGTGCCAGCGCCCGGGCCTCGCCGCTGTCGACCGCACCGACCACCATCGGTGGCCCGAAGTCACCGTCCATGGCTGCCGCGAACACCTGCGCTTCGAACACCGTGAGGGTCGCGCCGTTGCTGCGGACGTACAGCGTGTATGATCCGTCTCGCTCGATGACGAAGCTGCCGATCTCGCCGCTCCGCCGCTCATCGCCGGCCAGCCAGGTCACCGACTGGCCGATCCGGTATCTGCCTTGCCAGATCACGCTCATGGCGGTCAGTCCCGCAGCCGGGCGGCGCTCGGCGAGGCGTCCAGCAGATCGGCGAAGTGCTGCTGCAGCGCCTCGATCTCCATCTCGGCAATGTCGGCCGGGATCTCCGTCTCTTCGAACGCACGGATCTTGGCGGCGATCTCCCGCACCGCGCAGCAGCCCATCACGAAGGACACCATGTCCGGCCCCTTGCGCCCGCCATTCGAACGCCACCGTTCCAGGACGCTTTCAAGGCGCATCGAATGCCCTTCTGCGGCGTCGTAGGCGCCTCGGCCGGCGGGGGCATTGGGGCGGCGCGGGCACCCCTCCCGCATGGCGCTGCTCAGCGGGTCGCTGCTGCGGCTGGCCTGGCTTCGGCCGCAATGCACGCGGCCGATATTCTCCGCCAGGATCGGGCAGCCGACATTGCCGCGATCGATGGCCACGGTCAGGTTGCGCAGCCGGTTGGCAGCGTCCTGCAACCGCTCGCAGCCCAATTCGTAGACATGCATGGGCAGTTCTCCGGCCATGATGTGCTGCGACCAGGTCGTCAGGACGTGTTCGATCTTCTCGGCGATCATTGGCCGTCTCCCCTCGTATGGTTGGAGTTCGGGCAGCCGTTTCGGCACGCCCGGAAAAGCAGGACCTTGGTGCGGTTGGCGCTGCTGTACTTCTGCTTCTGCTCGTGCAGGCAGCGGGCGCGGTCGATCGTGCCCAGCACCGGGCACGCGACGTCGAACGACATGAAGGCGCCGCGCACCCGCTCTTCCACGCTGGCCAGGGCCGCGGGATAGCTGTTGGACAGGGCCTGGCTGACGACACCGGCGCTGACCCGCATGCGCTTCGCGGCGGCGGCCTGGCTGCTGGCGTCGCATTGCTCTGCCAACACCCGTACCCAGTCGGGCAGGTCCACGCCCCAGCCCTTTACGGCGCGTTCGATCGCCGCGCTCATTGGCGCTTCCTGGGCAGGTCCGCCCAGTCGGCCGCAGCCATCTCGTGGCCCAGGTTCGGGTCGTAGACGCTCTTGCCGCGCCGGATCGCCGGCGCGCGCGGCCCGGTGATCCGGCTCCCCAGCAGCCGGTAGCGGCGGCTTCCAAGGGAGACCAGGTAGCCAGCCCTGCGGAGATGCTTCGCATACCGCTCGGCCGTCGACACCGACACGCCGGCGCTCAGCGCCAGCCCCTCCAGGTCGAATGCCTGCAGAGTCCGGATTGCCGTCCAGAGTCGCTGCTGGCCGCTGGGCGGCAGCTTCGTGCCGTCCGGCCGCAGGCGCGGCGTCTCCACCCCGGTGTCCTTCAGCAGGGTCCAGACCGCACGCTTGCCGCGGTCCGTGGCCGAGACATCCATCTGGCCGGCCAGGCGCAGCACCTGCAGGAAGTCCTTGAACTGTTCCGGCTCCAGGCCGGTCGCGTCCGACAGCTGCAGCCAGGTAAACGACCGCAGCTCCCGGATCGCAGCCCAGATCCGGTCGCGCCTGTCCAGATGACCGATTGGCACCAGCACCGGCTTCCGCCCTTTGCGGGGCGCGCCCATCAGTGCATGCGCCGCGCATTGGGCGCCTCGCCGGTGTGGATCGGTGTATCGCCCCAGTCCTGCAGGCCGATCGCGGCCTTGCGTTCGGCGGCGGCCATCTCCCGCACCCGGTAGAGGTTCACCGTGATGCGCCGCGTGCTGCCGTGACATTTCGCGACCAGCTGCTCCAGCAGGTCGTCGGCGACCTGCACCCTCGGGCAGTAGACGGCGGCCAGGGCCCTTGCGTCGGCCAGGTCGCTGGGCAACGCCGCGACCCAGTCGAGCATGCGGCCATGCACCCGCTCGTACTTGCGCAGCTTCTGCGGCAGCAGCTCTTCGCCGACCCAGACAATCGGCGCCTCGGAGGCGAGGTAGATGTCCCGCACCGTCTCCACCAACTGCCGGGCGACGACGCTGTCGGCCTCGTCCACGATCAGCGGCTTGCGGCTCAAGGCCAGCTCCTCGCCGACCTGGTCGACCATCTCGGCGATGGTGTGGGCCGGCCGGATCCCCATCGTGGTCAGGATCGCGAGCAGCAGCGCCTTGCGGCTCCAGGTGCTCTTGCACTCGACCGCATAGCAGTTCAGGTCCGCCGCCAGGTGCGCGACCGAAAAGCTCTTGCCGTAGCCCGAGGGGCCGTAGAAGCACCCCATGCCGGGCAGGTGGGCGGGCCGCTCCCGCAACCGGCGCACCAGCCCGTCCAGCAGGGTCATGTTGCGCAGCGGCGCATAGTGGCTGACGCCGGCCGGCTGGTGTTCGTTGAACATCTCGATCGCTTCTGCCATCTTGGTTCCTTCAAACGACTGACTGACTTCAGGCCCCTGCTGCATCGGCAGGGGCCGTTTCTTTGAACAGCGCCTCATGGCGCCGGCGGGCGTTCTCACGCGCCGCATACCAGGGCGTGGCCTGCATCTGCTGCAGCCAGGCCCGGTCCTCGTCGGAGACCGCCTCGCCATCGGCGATGCGGCCTTCCATGCGCTGCACGTCGGCATACCAGCGGTCCTCGCGGGACTGCGCCGCCGGCGGCGGGGTCTTCCTGGCGGCAAGGCGGGCCACCAGGCGTTCGTGGTCGCGATCCTCCTCCGCGCTGCGCGGTGCCACCTCGATTACCGCCGGCTGTTCGTCGGCCTCGGCCCGCACCTCGTCGGCACGGCTTTCCAGGCGCTTCAGGCGGGCGGTGGCGCGGCGCTCGCGCGTCATCTCGATGACGTTCTTCGGGAAGTACGGGGCATGGTTGGCGTCGCGCTCGGCGACGGTGATGAAGCGGCCGTCTTCGTCCTTCACCCAGACCCTGGTTGGATCCTGGACGTCGTAGGCGACCTGGACGGTCCGGCCGTGCCAGTCGCCCAGGTCCAGTTCGCGCGCGAAATAGGTGCTGCCGTTGATCCGCACCTGGCCGCGATCGACCACCCGCAGGTCATGCGGCCGGAACAGGTACGTCTGCTCTTCCGCTGTCGGGGTGATCGGCGCCCAGCCGTCTTCCAGCGCCTCTGCCCAGGCCTCGTTCGGCGTCATCGGACGCAGCGGCCCGTCGCCGTCGCGGACCCTCGGCAGGCCGCCTTGCGGACGGTCGTTGTAGGCGGCGATCTGGGCATGGCCCCAGGCGATGAACGCTTCCCAGGACATCAGGACCCGGCTCTGGTCGGTCGCCTCGATGTCGGCGCGGCCCCGCTTGAAGGCGATCTGCCGTGCCTCGCGGTCCATGTCGTGGCCGACGAAGGCAGGCAAAGCCCGGCCCGCGCGGATCCAGATCGAGGCATGGGCGCGCTCGATGACGCCGCGGGCCTGCGAATTGTAGGGCAGGCTGTGCCGCGGGGCGGCGCCCAGGCGGGCCAGCAGGCCGGTGGCCTCGTGCCCCATATGCTCGTTCACGAAGCCGGCGCCGTTGTCGACGTAGAAGATCGTCGGGATGCCGCCGCCGCAGCAGGCATTGCGCAGGGCGTCGGCGACCAGCAGGGCGCTTTCGGCTAGGCCCGCCGACCAGCCAACCGCCACCCGCGTCTTGATGTCGATCACCGTGACGATCTCGGGCCGGAACGGCTTGCCGTGCTGCGGGTGCTGGACTTCGAAGTCGGCGCAATGGCCGTCTGCCGAATAGACGTCGGTCGGCAGCAGCTGCTCGGTAGTGCGCACGGTGAAGGCCCGCAGGCGCTTCAGGTCGCGCGGCCCCATCCGCCCGCGGTTGCGCGCGACTGCCCCCAGCCGGGACACTTCGCGCTGCACCGTCCGCAAGGTCGGCAGCCCGAGTTCCTGCTGCAGTTCCTCGTGGATCTGGCCGATGCTGGGCTTCGTCGGCCGCGCATAGGCTTTCATGAACTGGTACAGCCAGGGCGGCGTGCGGTCGCGGCGCCGGCTGGCGCTGTCCCTTGGCGCCAGGGCGTCGGCCCCGCGGGTCTCCAGCTCCTTCCGCCAGCGCCGTAGGCTCCGGCGGCTGAGCGCCTTGCCGCGAGCATTCGCCACGACGATCAGGGCCTGCAGCTCCGGCGCCAGCTCGCCGGCCGCGGCCGCTGCCAGAAAGGCTTCCTCGGCCTTGCCGATCCCGATGGAGTTGCGGGCGGCGATGGCGTCCAAAATGGAGGTCCGCGCGTCGCGCGCCCTCGCCTCGTCTGCGCCGAGATGCGGCGCCGGCGGCGGTGTCGGCGGATCGGCCTGCACCTGGACATCGCCCAGCGTCTCCCGCATGGCGCGTTCCAGCAGTGCTTGCTTGGCCGCCTGCGGCAGCCAGACATGGTGATACTCGCGGCCGCCGCCGCGGGCCTGGCGTTCGCGGGATGTCCAGTGTTCCCGGTCTATCAGGAGCTGAACGCCACGCTTCGTGGTAGGCAAGCCCGGCAAGCCCGCCAATTCCTCGGCAGTGAACCACTGCTGGCGGGTCAGCGGCCCATTCATGGCCGCGACCCCATTGTCAGGAGCAACTGTTCGCGCTGATACAGCTCGCGTCGGGCCCGGCGGATCTGCCCCAGCTGCGCGTCGATCGCCTCGGCGCCATACAGCACCAGAGCGCCGCGGCTATCGGCCAGCAGCGAAAGCACGCTGCGGCTTTCGGTGGCGACCTCGGAGGCCGGCAGGTACGAGGCGGGGAAGCGATGCTTGTGATGTGCCTGGCTCGTCCAGCTGTCCAGCATGTGCACGCTGATCCGGCTGGCTGTCAGCTCCGACATGCGGTCGGCGATTGCGGCCCGACTCGCAGGCGCGGATTTGATTGCGTCTGACAAAGTTGCAGCGAGCTGGCCGCCCAGCTCTAGGCTCCCCGGCCCGCCCGCGGATCCGCGCGGAATCGGGTAAAACCCTTCAAACAAGGTGCCCTGGCGGGGATCGGCCGGCCGCGACGGCATGTCAGGCCGCCGCTCCGGGCTTGGTATTGCCCTGAACGCGTTTGCGGATACGCTGGAACCTGACAGTCTTCACCATCCTGGTCCCGCCCGGCGTGTATCGGTCCGGAAACAGGTCGTAGAGCGGCCGATCTAGGATCTCCGCAACCATCTCTTCTACAGCCTTGTTGGGCTGCGAGAAGGCTTGAGAGACGGCCTGCTGGGTCATCCCCAGCGCGTCGCCGATCCGCTGTTGTGTCCAACCAGCCGCCCGGAGCATGGAGATGATCCATATCCGGCGAGCGAACGGGTGTGTCGGAATGTCAGAGCTTTTGGCTAACCTTGTCATGCGGACAAGAATGGCCCGCTAAATATGACCGGTCAAGACAAAAAATGATATTTCGCTGATCCCAGATTGCGGGCGGCGCTTGGAATCGGTGCGTCGCCAACTGGCCGCGAGACAGGAGGATATCGCGACGAAAATCGGCGTCTCGATCAAGACCTATCAACGCTATGAGGCCGGAACCCAGGAACTGAAAATCGGCCATCTGGGCGCGTTGAGAGATCTAGGGTCAATATTCGGAATGGGACGCTTTTGGATTTTACGGTCCAACAGGATGACGTCGGCCCGTCACCGTTGAAGGGCTCTCATAGCGCCAGCGATTGCTGGCCGGTGGCCACGCGGGAGCCCATCTTCGTCGGCGTTTGAAGCTCGCGCTTCTCCTCCAAAATGTCCCTCACGGTGAGCAATTGCAGCCGTGGGTATGCGACCCCTCCGTACTCGTAAACGCCAGCCTCAGCCGCTTCAGAACGCATTGCCTTGCTCGGCTCGTGGAGAGACAGGAACCCACCCATAGCCGCCCGCTCGCGCTCCATGACGCCGCGAAGATCGCGAACATCGCTTGGCCGGAGCTTGCCGCCCTTCACCGAAAGGATGACTTCGCTAAGCTGGCGGCCGGCCTCAAAATAGATGCGCCCATCAATGCCGCGATCGGCGACCTTCTTCTGCATCGGGAAGCCTCCGACGCGCTCGACCAGCCAATGTTGAAATTGGAACGGGTCACGCTTGAACAGTTCCTCAGCACCTTCCAAGCTCGCGGGGATTCCATCGACTTCGAAGTCATGGCCTTCCATTAGCCGGTAGCGGTCCCCGGCAAGTTGTTCGCGGATTAGTTTGATCGACAATATCGCAATGTCACAGCCTATCCACTGGCGTTGGTTCTTGATTGCTGAATAGATAGTTGTTCCACAGCCGCAAAATGGATCAAACACAACATCACCCGGGTTGCTGGACGCTTTAATGATGCGGTCCAATAGAGCGATAGGTTTCTGAGTTGGATAGCCAAGCCTGTCTTTCGAGCGCGAACTTATAGGCGGAATGTCAGTCCATATTGTTGTAGTAACCGAACCCTTCTGTTCATCCAGATAGCGAATAAAGCGGGGTCGCTTTGTCGTATCTAATGTCCCGTCCTTATGTTTGGGGTACCAGATACGCCCCGCTTCATCCAGTTCTTGCATGCGGTCACGAGAGAACCGCCAGCCCAGAGGCGGGAACGGAAATCCCTTCCATTCGTACATCATGTTTGGGCGAGAGGACGGACTGAGCATCGATGTCAGTTGGAACGCGCGCCCGTTGGCATCCGTTTGCGAATAGTGTGATTTGATGTAAGACTCTGAGTGGTCATCGTACGGAATATTCCAAGTAAACTTTGAGCCAACAGTGTAGAATAGGATGCAGTCGGCGACACGACTCCATGTGCGACTGTCGCCGTGTCCGAAGGTTCGCTTCCAAACGATCTCATTCTGAAAGTTATGATGGCCAAAAATGGCGTCCATCATCACTTTGATATAGTGCGACGCGGTTGGATCGCAGTGCAGGTATATTGAACCCGTCGGACGCAAAAGGCTCTTCATGTAGAGGAGGCGCTGGACCATATAGATCAAGTACGCCATCAGTTCTGGTTGAGTGTGCCGCAGGGCGTCCATCCAGAGCCGCCAGAAGTTAACGTAGTAGTTGTCAACCCCCTTCTCTCGCATGAGGACAGGCATGGTCCGCGCAAGCTCAAGTTTAGCGGCGTCCAGCTCCCACGTATCGAAGAAAGCTTCGGCTTGCTCCGGCACCGGCTTCCAGGTCATGTTCTTGTAGAGCAGGTTGTAATTGGCATCCGATTTGAAGGGCGGATCGAGATAGATTAGATCAACGGAATGCATGCGCATTCCCTGCATGATAGTCAGATTGTCGCCGTACCAGAGCTTGTTCATGTCGCTGCCCCCACGAACATCCGCATGCTGTCGCCAAACGCGCTTTCCGAAGTCCGGCGGTTGTACTTGTAGCACGCCTCCGCGATGTAGAGAGGCATGTACTTCCGACTGTAATGGTGATGCGAGCCGTACCAACGGGTGCAGGGGAACCGCTGCTGGGGGATGGACCGCAGCCAGCGGCGCCGACCGTGCCCGATCCGCGCGCACTGATGAATGATGTGGTGCTGCGGGATCGTCGCCGGCGCAGCGCTGTGGCCGAGGTGCCGGAGGGCTTCGTATTGGTTCCCCGCTATGACCTTGAAGCTTCGGCTGGCCACGGCGCCCTTACGGAAGGCGAACACGTTCTCGATTACATGGCCTTTCAGGAGGCCTGGGTCAGGCGTAGCTTGCGAGCGGATCCAAACCGACTGGCGCTGATCACCGCGACCGGCGACAGCATGGAGCCGGCCATCCGCTCCGGCGACCTTCTGCTGATAGACTGTTCGGTCGAGTCCATAATGGACGATAGTATATACTTGGTATCTCTAAGCGATTTTCTGCTGGTGAATCGAGTGCAGAAGTTGTTTCGCGGCGTTATCGTCAGTTCCGACAACCCGAATTACAAGCCAATCACTTTGAATGCTGAAGAGGCCGCCGAACTCCACGTTCGCGGCCGCGTGCGCTGGATAGGCCGCCTGATCTGAAAAGGGCGGTTCCCAGTACCGCATTTGTTCGCCGCTGCCCGAACGGGGCATATCTGGCGCTTTTCTGCGGCTTTCCGGCTGATTGTAAACTGGGAACCGCAGTTCCCAGTTCCGCGCGCCGAACTGGGAAGCCCGATCTGTTCGCGGGCCTTCCGAAAGTGGCAGTTTTCTGCGACCCTCGGCCCCCGGACCACATTAAATGATGTGGCCAAACCTGTTGTCGTGCCGGCTAGAAAGCCCGATTTCTGGCCCGTTTGTGGCCAAACTTGATTTTTCGGCCGAGTTCCCGCAACCCGTTGTTATCCCACAAGATCCCGGCATTTCCCGCCATATCCCGTGTGGCCAAACCCCGTGTCGTGTCACAGTTGCCGAGATTGATCAACGCCGGAACGGAATGCGGGTC